TTCAAATTCAGTTAGTTTCCCTCTGAAACATTGCCTCCACCAAGACCAGAATAAGAAATAATTTCTTCTGATAGTGAATTTAATTCAGCTAAAGGAAACTTTTTAAAATCATCATCGGTTAATTCATCGGCACCGATTACCGCAAGTTTAATTACATCACGAATAAGTTGAACTTGAGCATCGTCTGATTTAGACTTTGTAGACTTATTAATGATAGTTTGTACTTTAAGAACTTCTCCAACAGAGAGCTTTTTAATTTCAACTTCATCATCCATAAATGATACTTTTTTTGTAATCTGTTTTCCAACTAAATGTTTCATACTATTTCCTTAATTAATCTTATCTTTTTCTGTAAATAACTCAGGGTTATTTGCTTGAAAGTCATCAAGCATTTTGCGTACTGTATGTAGTACTGAAAGTGTTTCTAGGCATTCTCTGCCTTCTCTTGAACCTTCGTCAAAATCTTGAAAACGTTCAAAACTTTTACGAATACTAATATCAACACTACGCCGCATATGACGGAATGTTGTTCTCATAACAAATGTTTTACTAAATGGTTTATCAGACATAATTCTCTCTCATTTGGTAAGAAGGGGCTATAAGCCCCCTCTAAATTTTATTAAGATGCTGCAATAGTTGCTGGACCTACAAAGTCTGTTTGAGCAGACAAAGTAACAGTTGCTGTTGTAGCGTCTGTTAGTGCGGGGTTAACAAGAACTGCTTCAACTTTACCTGTAAAGTAGAACTCTGTGTTTGCTTTTGCAAGAGTGGTTCCTGCGCCTTCGTCTTGAGTACATGCTTCTTCTGTTAGCATGAAACGGAATGCGACTTGTTTACCGATAATTGCGTGTAGATCTTCCATCTCTGAAGGAATGTAGTTTACTGTTACTTCTAGAGTTGGGGCGTCAGCCTGACCTTGCACCTGTGAAGATGTTTTTTGACCGTAAACAGGAACGTTTACGATGTTTGCAGGAGTACCAATTGAAGGAAACTCACGTACAGAAGGCATACGAAGATGGTTAGCAACGCCTGTTACTTGGCCGTCTGCTGTGTCTGCTGTGCCTGGAGTTGAGCCTACAAAAAGTGCTGCATATTCAGCTGCAGTATCAGTTCCTGAAGGAATTGCTTCAGTTACCATATCAAGGTAAGTAAAGATACCTGCACCTAGTGATGAAATATGTGCCATTTATTATTCTCCATATATTTTAAATGGTATGATATAATTTGCGCTATAAAGCGATTTATTAGCTGGGTCTAACCCTTCTACATTTATATAAGATGTACTAAGCTCTGTGCCATTGGTTAAACGTTTATTTTGTAAATTATTGTCTAAAATATCTGCAATTTCCATGATTCGGGACTGACCCTCACCTGCCTTTACAAAAATTTTAACTGCAACCAATCCAGAAAGATTTTTATTGCCACCATGAGCTAAATACCCACTTGTACTTGGAAGCACATTTAATCTAAGAAATTCGGTCTCTGTGTTTATTACACCCTGATAGTTATCAGGATAAATATCTATATTATTAGCTGTCCAAGAAGCTGCTGCAAATACTCCTTCAATATCATCCATAAGGTTATCATACATTATGAAACCTCCTTGGTTAATATCGCTTCAATAACAAAACCATTATCACTGTAATCAATGATATTATAAGCTTTACTATTAACAGTTAAAGTATCATATACTGAAAGATCAACCCCTGTTTTCATTAATGCAGTTAAAATAAAAGCATCACCAGAAGGTTTTTGAGTTGATTGTATAATTACTTCAACTGTTTGTGTTGCAGTAGTACTAACAGTACTTCTTGTAGCAAAATTATAAGCAGAGACTGATTTACTAGAAAGTGTGCCTGTTTTTACCAAGTCTCCAGCAGCAGCAAAAGCCTTATTTACAGAGGCAGTTACTCGTGCTGATAGTGACATTAGTTAGCCCTCCACCATGATTGTCCTAACCCGCCGTCTCCTCGGCGAATAAGTGGTTTAATAAAGTCTCTAACATACTTAGGAAAAGTCGAAACTCTTGTAACATCGTTATTTGAATCTGTAATAGAAATATTACCAACTCTAATAGATTCAAAAGTTTGAGTTGTTCCTGTTAAAAGGTCTTCATTATTTACAAGGTGTAGTGCTTGCTCATAAACAGCAATCTTTACTTTATTTGGCACTTCGTTTATAGCAATTTCTATTTCCTGACCCATGCGGGAATCATAGTAAATTGCTTGTTTACGAGGCCAAGCAAGAGCTTGTGAAGAGCTAACAGCCGTGCCAATCCAAGGATTGTCATCAATTATTTGAGTAGCTGTAACTAAAGCTTCCTCTTTTAATGCATCTGCAGCATTGTCCCAATTAGCTGAGTCAATACGTGTTTCAAAATAAGAGTCTGCTTCAGAAATTGCCACATAACTATTAGTATTAAGAACTAAAGCCATTAGCTCCTCCTAAATCTTATGAGTGGTAGATAGGTAGAATGCCTAGATTTAGGCTATCCATTTTACGTGACCATGCAGAAGACGCTGCCATGCTTGTGTTAGAAGCAAAAGCGTTAGTTGCGCCAGCCCAATCATAACCCATTGGATGCATAATAAAGCCATAACGGTACCAGATGTTTGTAGAACCACCACCTGTGTAAGATGCTGCGTCACGATCTACTTCTACTGGAGTAGGAACGTTAACAGGAGCAAAAGTTACAGAGCTTGGTTTTACAACGAATGAACATTTTGTAGATTGTGCGTTTAAGTCACCACTTGCTGGTGTAATTGCTTGGTTTGCACGAGTCATTACTAGACGGAATTTACCACCAAACAATGTGTTAAATTGTAGGTTGCCATCTGTAATGATTGTTTCGTCAACAACGTTAGCTGCACGCATTTCTGCCATTACTTCTGGTGAAGTAATTAGATACATGTAGTCTGGCTCATAGTCTTTATATGCCATGCCGATTGATTTAAACAAACGTTCACCACGGGCAGCACCTGTAGCAGTTGAATCAAACAAAGCACGAGCATCAGAAGAACCAGTTGCTGCTGTACCAAATTCACCTGCTGCGTTTATGTCAACAAAGAACCCAGTGTTAGCTGCGTCTGCATCTGTATCGAATGCTGTAATACCGCCGTTACCAGAACCACCTGCGTCACCTAGAGCAACTTCATATGCCGCAACACCTTTAAGGACTGACATAAGAGCATTACCTTCGTCATCACCACGTACTTGCGCAAAATCACGAGCAATTTTTGCTAGACCATCTTGACGAGATACTACTTCTTGTAGATTAACTTGTTGCGCACCAAATGTACGAACAGTTTTGATATAGTCTGCGATATCTGTTGTGATATCTGTATATGTACCATCAGTTGCACTTGAAAGAGATGCAACATTGATGTTTGCAGACAGTGGTTTGTACCAACGGAACTGACCAATAAATGATTCACCATCAGCATTGATATCGTCACGCTGACCAACGATTCCTGTTGAATTTAGTTTCTTTTCAGTAGTGTATGCTTCATCCGCATAAGCAGAAATAGCAACTGCTACATTTTGAAAATCTGTATTTGTAATAGCCATTTTATTTATTCCTTAATATAACTATTTGTTAATATGAAAAATTTCCGAGTTGACCTTTAGCAGCCAACGCTAATACTTCTGCCTGAGACATTTGACTTAAAGTCTTTTTCTCAGTAGTATCTGAAACTCCCGAAGGAGTAGTTGTTCCACCGCCACTATTGGTTTTTACACGGAACAAAAATGAATTATCTTCACTTTTTGAGTAGGAATCAACAAATTCTTGAATAGAAGTTCCTGACTTATGAACCCAAATGCCATCCTCATTTTGAACAAGTTGCTCAACAATATCACGATAGGCCATTTGGCGACTACGCTCATTACGAAATTCTAAACCACCAAGTTGAGAGTTTACTACATTATCACGATTAAGTTTAGTATTTTCTTCTTCAAATACCTTTAGCTTAGCGTTAGCTTCTGCGAGTTTCATCTCTAGAGCTTCTTGTAGCTTTCCTTCTTCTTCTAGGCGTTTAATTGCTGCTTCTTTTTGTTGTTGTTCTATTTCAGCAGCTTTCTTTAAAGCTTCGTCACGTTCTTTTACCATGCGATCCATGTTAGACTTCATTTGTGAAAGTCGTTCATTAACCGCCTGTTCAATTGGATCAATCTCTTGTTCTGTAGCAGAGGGTGCCTCTTGAACAGTTTCTTGTTCTGGAGCCGCATTAGACTCAACTTCATTTACTTCATTTTCAATTACTGTATTTTCTTCACTCATAATATTTTCCTTTCAAGCACAGCTTGAGCTGGTGTTGTGTCACAGACACGTTTAAATAAAAGTCCTATAGGCTATTACAAATAACTACGGACCAATGCCATACCAGTCTTCTCCTTCACGGAGAGGTGCTAGTATGTCTTTTCTTGTAATCTTATCTTTAGGATCTATTAATCCTAAATCTTTTGCCCTTTTTAAAAGCTCATTATAAGATTTTCTTGAAAGACCTTGTTTGCGCATTTCACGCAAAGTCTTTCTAATTGTATCACCTTCAAGAGCATCAGCATAGATGGTTCTTAAAGCATCTTTCGCACGTCTTGCTTCACCGATATTAGTGAAAAAAGCATCGTGGATTGTAGCAGTTTCAATACCATTTTTACGACCCCACAAATGGAATCGCCGTACGATAACGGCATCATTGCTGTGATTTCCATTAACACCTAAACCAATACGAGCATCGTTAAGAGAACCTTTACCTAAAAGTTTTCCATCTTCTGCTGCGGATTCATAGATGTTAGCAATTCGCCTATTAGTTACAGGATCACGAAACTCTATTCGTTCTTGTATCTTTGGACGATATCTTTGTGTCATTATTTTGCCATCAAATGTTACCCAAGGTATATCTACCTTTTGTGTTTCGTTGACATAAACTCTAGCTACTTCTTTCCAGTAATTAATAAAGTTATCTGTTACTGGCGCACGTTCTGCTAGGTTTTTAGACATAATTCTTGAGACTTCTGAAAACTCTTTAGGACCAACAATTCCTCGTCTTGCATTAGTCAATTTGTTTACAAAATCACCCACATCAGGGTGAATATCTTGAGCCTGTTTAAGAAGGGTTCTTCCAACAGGTTCATTATTATTTATTAATTCAATTAACTCTTTTCTAAAAGCCGTTAATTCTTCAGATACAGTAGTAGCACCTAATCTAGCGGCAACTTTAATCTGACCATCTAGAATTCTTAAAGTTGAACTAAGATTGTC